TGCACCCTCAAATTCATTACGGATAATATCATCTTTGATACGTTCCGCACGTTTAGAGGTATCATCTTTCAATACAGATTTAGCTATATCTACTTCTTGTTTTGCACGTTCTAGCGTAGCCAATGACATACCGCCACGTGTAAAGTAAGAGGTTTGTTTTAATGCATCTACAGTTTCATCTGACAAATTCATAGATACTTGTGCATAACTACCAATAGGAATTTCAACAGGTGCATCTGCCTCAATAGCTGCTTTTACTTCCTCTTGTGTTACCAAGCCATTGTCTACCATATCACGAATTGCTAGTTGTCCGTTTTCAGATTGTACTAATTCCGCTACATCTACATATTGAGTAGATACACCTACTTTATCGCCCTGTGCTTGTACGATTTTTCCGTATAGTTCAGGGTTTTCTTTTGCGATTTTATTGGTAGTGCTATCCTTACGAACATTATCCATAATAACTGCACCATTGCGGTTTTGTTCAGCGATGATTGCTGCTTGTTGTTGTTCAGGTGTTAGCTTTTGAAAATCACGGAAAGCCTTTGCAGTACGCACACCACCTACCGCACCACCGATAGCACCAAAACCGATTACCGCTGGTAATGCTTGTTTCATCGCATCTAGCGAACCTATAGCAATATCACCTACGCTATAATAACCCTCTAGGTCATTATCCTTGCGTGTTAGGTTATGTTGCACCTTTTCGTTTACATCTTGCAAGCCCTCTTCAAAAAGTTCAGGTACACCAGCTTTAATAGAGTTTTTAGCCATCTGTGCAACAGTTGTTCCAATACCTCTATCAAAGGTTTTAACTGTATCACCAACACCAGCACTAATAGCTTTTGCAATCATGCCTTTAGGTGCTACTGCTTTAAAGGCTTTACCCATAGCTGCAGTTGCTGCAAACTCAATACCAGCATCAATAGCAGCGTAAGACATAGCATATTGATTAGCCTCTTGGTCTGTGTATACTCGGTTGCCGTTTGCATCTTTCTTTTGAGTGAGTTCAATGTACTTATTGCCAAATGACATTTTGTACATATTCCGTGCCATGTCAGCACCGCCACCCCATTTAGCACCAGTAGCAGCACCAGCACCAACACCTACACCCTCTGTAGCCAAGCCACCGATTAATGCACCAGCAACTGCACCAGCTACCGCACCTATACCGCCTTGTTTAGCCATCATGTAGCCTTGTCCAGCGGTTTCACCGATTACAGATTGTGCTACATCTAGTCCATCTGCATGACGATAATTTGAAAGGTTAGTTTGTAATCGTTGAATTTCGTTTGTTAATTCTTCGATTTTCTTAGGGTCTGTAGTGTTGGATAATTCATAACCAGCATCGCCCAATTTCATCTGATCATTGATAGACCATATATTCTGTTGGATGCTATCCCATATACCATGAGTAGATTTGATAGACTGCAAGTTATCTAAACTATATATAGCCTCTGATTGTGAACCATATTTAATTTTGTATAACTCTGGGTACTCATCATATAGCGACTGTACTGTTCGCCCTCTATCAACTTGATTAGCAAGATAAGCTGCTCTCGTGAACCCTGTTTCACCGCTATTCAAGATAACATCAGCACCGATGTTTAATTTATTAGCATAGTCTAGTGCTGCATTAGCTTTTACCGCATCATTACTTGCATAGATAAAACGTGCGGATGCAGCTTGCAAGGCTGGGTTATTTATAATAGGGTTTTCCTTTAAAGCCTCGCCAATGGTAGATACAGTCTGTAAAGTTCTATCTTTACCACTACCAGTTGTATCGACTAGATAAGGTGCATCTGCTAAATTGCCTAACGCATTACCTACTTGTTTTACTGCATCTACCGCATTACCTACAACTCCATTAACAGGTGTGCCTAATTCTCCATGATCGCCATCCTTGTTAATAAATGGGTTGATTTTCTGTTGTTCTATTTTCCATGGGTTATTAGACATATTTCCACCTATCCCTCAATATTATACCTAGCATGGAATGTACCCTCATCTATATCTTCAAAATCACCATTAGACTTATAAAGTCTTATATAGTGTGTATCTCCAAGTACTTTCCAATCAACCACACCATCACCAGCCAATATAGCCATTGATGTATTAGTTTTATAATTATCTCCATTTTGCCAAAAGTGTTCTACTTTTGTTGTTTCAATTACTGTTTGCCCAGCTATTTCGTGTGCAGCCCAATCTAATTCACCGCTTGTCGGTTCTCTTCCCTCGGCTGCTACAAATTTAGCTTTCCACGCACCCATCTGTTGTTTAAAACCTATCCGTGCTAAACCTTTTTGTTGTTCATTCATATTCTCTAAACTATCGTTAAGAACATAATTCACACCAGCTAACTCTGGTGCATAATCACCAGTTCCGTTATCACGGTCATTAAGAGTTTTACGCAATGAGTTGTATTGCTCTAACGATAAATTAATATGGTTATCATCAATAAACTTAAAAATTTCTGATTGAGGTTTGTTATTTCCAAGCATGGAACGAATTTCATTCATTCCCCATGATTGGTTAGCAGCTTGTTGTTCTCTTTCATTTGCTCTCATGAATTGATTTCTTTGTGAACCAAATGCTAGTGTCAATTCTTTGTTATCACCAATAGCATTATCTAAGAAATTAGCCATTTCACCACTAGATGCACCATTCTTACCCATTTCTATTAGTTGTAGTTGAATAGCCTCTTTTTGCCGTGCTAGTGCCTCTGCTCTTGCTTTCTTACGTTTTGATACTTCCACCTTATAGGCTTTCATATACTCTTCTCGTTTTTGTAAGAGTTCGCCGTCTGTATAGCCTTTAGCACTACCGCTAAACTTACCTACACCAACGATTGGATATATATCAGTACTTACGATAGACACACCACCGCTACCAGCTTGTGCAACTTTACCATCACCCATATAAACACCTACATGAGTTACACCTTTATAGGCTTTATCGTCAGAATTAACTGCACTTGGATCATCACTAGTTGCCCATCTAGCCTCATTACTTGGAACGTGCCAAAATACTAAATCGCCCTTTTGTGCTTGCGATATATCATGTATAAGTTTACCCTCTTGTTCAGCTTGCAAATACTGCCCATCTGCGGTGCGGTAGTTAAGGGTAACACCGGCCTTTGCGGACACATCAAGTGTAAACTTACCACAGTCGGTACTTTCGCCACCATCACCACCAAGTAAATATGGTTTACCTAACTGTTCATTAACCGCACTATCAAGTGCAGCTACATTTAAATTTCCGCCTTGTCCAGCTTTAGGTAGACTAGCAATAAATGCATCAGCACCTTTTTCGATACTAGCATCATCTTCACCATAGGTATCTACATCACCTACAATACGTTTATCGATGGTTTGTTGCGTGTTCACCTTATCAATAGCAACTGCAGCTTTAGATAATATCCCCTCACTTACACCCATTTCTCGTAGTGCTGCGATTGTTTGTGGACCTGCAGTAATATCATTCCGTGTTACTGTTTCATCTATAATTGAAGCACCTACTCTGTCAGCTACTTCTTGATATTTAGCTTTTACAAACTCTTCACCTCTATCACCATACATAGTTTCAATACTATTTTTAATGGTGTTAAGAGAATTAGATACAATGTTAGGGTTGTTATAACCTAGTACTGCAATCTGTTCAGATGATTTTACATTGTTGTTGAAAGTTACATCTTTGTACTTTTCACGTTCAGAACGCTCATGTACTTGTACACGCATATTATTTGCGTGATAGTCTTTTTCCACCATTTGAAGAAAACGCTCACGCAATCTATCGTTATTAGGTAACTTGTTAAACACATCTTGTCTGATATTGCTTTCTGCCTCATTAAACAGTTGTGTAGCATTAGCAGCACCATCCAGTTCTTTATGAAGAATACCATTTTCTTTATTTGTCAGTTCATAAGATATTCTATTCTTATAATCTGTTTCAGCGTTCATATAGGCTATGTTTAAATCTTCATCAAGTCGCTTTTGCATCTGTGCGTTAATATTATCAATGGCATTAATTACACCTTTTAAGCCTTGTTGATTACCGCCAAACGCTAATTCATTTCCAGTAGCTTGAACACCACCGCTTATGGTATTTAGTTTTTGTTCGCCATTGTAATTAACTAACTTCATTAAATGCCCCACCTATTATTTCTAACTGCACCTCTTGTAACAAACTTAACATTTGATACACCAGCTGCTTTTAATGCACTTTCATTTGGTGTGTAGTAGTTTGTATTAGCTTTAATATTACTACCGCCATACTGACCTTTAAGACCATAGATACTAGATGCACCACTTAATATCGTACCTAACATTGCCATTCTAGTTTGTTTCTTAGCATTACTTGCCGCTGCACGTGCGGTGCTTGCCTCGTTGCGATAGTTCATTCCATTAAGATATTCATTGTAGATACTGTTGTTCTTGTTGTTTTCCCAATTTTGAATATCCTTGTTGTACTCGTCATAGCTAGATGCCATTAACTGTAATGGTGTACCAGCCATCATCAAACCGCCTGCACCAGTTTCTGCCGTGTTTTGCCCTTGGATAAGTCGAATCTTATCGGACATTTTGTCTCGTTCTTGCAAGGCTTGGTCTGCAATCTGTTGTTGCTTGCGATCACTAATTCGTGCGTTCGCCTCTGCCACCCTTGCTTGTTGGTTATATATGGCAGCTTGCGCCCTACCTTGTTGATGTTGTGTAAACAATGTACCAACCATACTTGCTGCGGTTAATGCAATAGGGTTACACATTCGCATCCCCCTTTCTCAATGTGAATAAAACCATATCCCCATCGTTAATATCGTAATGAATAACCGCACCTAAAGATTTTAGCCATCTAATGGTGCGGTAATTTTCTTTGTGTATGTAATTAAAAAGTACTTCCCTAGTTTGTAGCCATTCCCCAATGATATTTCTACTAACTTTTATAAATTGCTTTTGCAATGTCAAACTACGTTCAAAATCTTTACTCCCCAAAAAGTAAATGCAATGCATACCATTTAATGATGTGTTCGATACCCCATATACACATAATGGTTTGTCATTATCAATAACAATACGACTTTGATAATCTTCCCCAAGAATATCGTTTACAAAGTCATTTTCGCTATAGTTTGAATTTTTTCGATTGATATATTTAACCTCTAAGGCATCTATAGGTCGCAAGTTGATATATAACTCACGAATTAACGAAACGTGCTTAGATGGGCAAATATTACATTCCATGAACATTTGGGAAACCACCGCCAATTTCTACCTCTCTTGTAACCGCTAATAGGTTAAATGGGAAAGGTTTTGAGTGCTTTATGCATATTTCTGTATTTGTATTTACGCTAGTTGCTATCTTAGGTAGTACTATTACAGTATCGCCAGTAAATAGTGATTTAGGTTTTAAGATTAAATCATCTACATCATCAAATGTTTTTCCTACGCTACCACCATATGAACGATATAACCGCAACGCAACTCGTGTTATAGTTACCAATCTACATTGCAATGTGCCATCGTTTATTTGTTGCTCTACGCTAGGTATTTTGATTTTAGTAGTATAAGGTAACCCAACAGTAATTACATTTGCTTTGCCGTCCAGTTTAATAACACCAGTTGGTGGTACCACCCTAGATGGCATCTGTTGTCCATCAACTACTATGTCTACCATTTGTCCAACTAGATGAGGTGCGTTTATGTAATCGGTCTTAATTGAATTAGCGACTTTAACATAGCAATCTAGGAACACATCGGAGTTGTCCTCTGTATATAGCGGAATACTACGTTCAATGCATTTAACACTCTTATTATTAATCACACGATCTACTACAAAATAGATTGTGTCTTGTTCACCCTCTGCCACACTCTCTACATATCGGTATTTACCATTTGTAACAAAGTGCGACCAACCATACACCTTTTGTTCAGGTATATATGTTAAACAGTTAAGTTGTCCATCATCTCGAACGTAGTAAATAATACTGTCAGGGTCTTGTGCATATGCACTCGTTACTGCCACATGACCTTTAACCAATGTTTTAACAAAGAGTGTAAGGTCTTGTCCTGTGTAGTTATCACTCTCATAGCTATAACCCATATCACGAACAGTACCACCACGCTCTTGAACGAATACACATCGGTTACCGATAAACTGTGGTTCACATTTCAATGCACCACGTTGTGTTTGTGTTTTTAGGTAACAGTTAGTAGGTGTAATAGTCTTGCTACCATCTACTATCCATTCATTACCACTCGTTAGAACGATTAAGTCATTAGCTGGTACTAGATGCCTAATCTCATACATTTTGCGGTTGATTACTGGTAGTGTTATTGCGCTATCATCTGTGATAGTACCGCTCACTTTCTCCACACCAAAGTTAGGATAATCACCAGTACGGCTAAACCATATGAAGTTAGGTTTGCTATCAGTTGTAGCCACTACAAATCGGTCTTGATAGAATGTACAAAGTTTAGGATAACCTCTACCTTTATTCCAACTACCAAGTTTCCATTGGTAACTAGGCTCACCCTCTTTGATGCCGTTAAGAATATTAACTTTTGCATTCTTAGCATCGGTTACACTTTTAATCTCAACAATACCATATTGGGTAAACGGCATAATAGATAAGTCGCAATTCACAGAACCACTCTTAATATCTGATACATATTTAAGCCTTGCATCAGTTTCTATCTTACCTGTATCAGTTACGTTGTAGTCCTTATTAGATGTATACGTTCTGTAATCTTTCCAAGTCTGACCATCGTTGTTAGAAATCTGTAATTTAACTGTACCTTCCCAAGTACCGTGCGTTGTGAATTTCCACGATAGTTCTGTATCAGTACTATATGCTCCAACATTGTAATTGATGTTGTTGTATGTCTTTTCGATAGTTGGTGCGCTAACAATACCATGTCTTACTTTTTTCTCCACAACTTCACCAACGGACTTGGTGTGTACCGCCTCAATGTAGTATGCAATTTGAATGACACTACCTACCATGTCTTGTGTGAATAGGTCTTTTGTAGATGTGATCGTATCGCCATTAACTGTCAATGTGTGTCCATTATCGGTGTTGATTTCATCATAAGGTTGTTCGGTTAGCTTATATGCACCCAACCGCCAGTCAGCATCACTATATCGTGATAGCGTTTGAATAGGGTACTTACCACTACAAATAAACATTACATCGCCACTTTGGATGCAGTTTAATTCACCTACAATGTCCGCCTCAAATGGTGTTGCTACTTCAACATTTGTATACACACCATTCCGCCACACCCTAACATATCTATCACCAAATTCAAGCATGAATGATTGGTTCTTGTTCGTAGTAAATTCAAACAGTCTAACTGGTTTATCATTATGTTTAGCATAGCCAATAAACTGTGAACCTTGCCTACGTGCTACCGCACCATAAGGTCTAATAACCGCATTTTCAGCAAGTAGTAATGCACTTTTATATTGTTCTAAGTCAAATCGACTAGATACATCAGTCGATACCTCGCCTGTAGTAAATGCGACTTGTCCGATAAACATCGGTTGCATATTACCAACTCCTTGCTTTCAAATAGCTAGATACATAAGGCATATCTAGTCTACGTTCTTTAGCACTCATAGATTTTGCCTCTTGTAATGCTGCTTGATATAACTTGTACGATTGGTCAAACAAACCACTATTGCCAGTCAATGGCATAGCTAGGTCAGATGCCATCTTACACACCAACGCTTTAACGAATATAGGGTTCATTACATCAGCATCGGTAATATCGTACACATAATCAATGTGCATCAATGGTACATCAGATACGATGTACTTTGTATTGTTATCAGTCAAATAAACATCATATTCACGTTGCTTTTCCGCTCGGTATCGTTCGCCTTGTGGAATTACCGCAAGGATACGAACGCATTTTTCAGGATATGCATATACATAACCCCAACCATCTATCTTATGTTCAGATAGCACCGCTCGTTCACGCTTTCGTGCAAAGTTCCACTCAAACTGCTCTAACAATACTCTACGTGTTAGATCATAATGCAATCTACATTGTCTAGCAGGTTCTGTTTCTTCCGTCATAGAACGGATGCGACCAGCATTGATAAGCGATAATGCTTGATTACAAATATCAGTAGGTGTCATGTTTCCACCTTTCTATAAAAAAAGAGGGATGCATAAGCACCCCTCGTTCAATTATTCAGCAGTTTCTTCCGCTTTCTTACCACGTTTCTTTGGTGTAGTTTCTGTTTCTTCTGTTTCCTCTACTTCTGCGGATGCATCACCTACAGGTTCAAACAAAGCGTTGAAGTAGTCCTTATCATATTCAGCCACTTCATCTTTTGTGAATGTTACTGTTTCGCCCTCATGCAATAAACCTAAGGTGTTGTGATAGCATTTTGCTTTAACAATATATTCCATTTATAACTCCTATACCAAACGCACATCAGGTGTCAAGAATGCAGTAATTGTACCGCCAGTCATATTATTAGCGTTAAGTTTTAAGTACTTTTTAGCACCGCTTCCTAAACGTACCGCAACTTTAGTACCTGCTTTAGAGTTAGCTGGTAATGTAATACCATGCAACAATACCGCATTAGCAATGTTTTCTGTATTAGATGTGTACAAGTTAAATAAAGGTGTACCAGTTACATCTTTGTCGATGCGAATTACAAGCCACAAAGATTTCTCTGCATCGCCACCATTACCATTCATAACTACATCGGAGTTAGTGTTTGCAGTTAATGCTTGTTTGTAGAAAAAAGTATTTTGTTTATCGATATACATATGTTATCCCCCTATTATTGTACACGTGCTTCTGTAGAGATTAATGCATCAGTCTTACGTACTGGAATACCATTAGCACGGACTACTGTATGACCCATTTCTTGGTCTTCGGAAATAGTGTATTTGTGTGCTTCGTTCTTTTGCATACGTAAGAATGTACGTACAGTTGGGTTCATGTACCATACCGCACGACCCATACCCATATTAGGAATAAGTTCTTCTGCTTTAATCATAAGGTTAATTAAATCAGCACCAGTTTTAGCATCTTTAGTCAATGCGTTCACATCGATGTTTGCAATACGTACAACATATCTCCAATCACGTACAGTCAAGCCTGTATCAAGTTTGTAGTGTGTACGATAGCCTTGGTAGCGACCGCCATCAGGGTCAGTCAATGTTTGTTCACCTAAATCTTTATGAGAAATACCACCCATAGAACCTTTAGGATAGATACCATGTACTGTATTTTTACCCCATACTACAAGATAGATAGATGTAAGATTTGCAGTACCGCCAGCATCGATAATGTTTTTACCGCTTTCTGCAGCTTTTTCATTGTAACGTGCTGCCAAGCCTACGAATTTTTCAGGGGAATTTTCATCGCCATAGAATAATGTAGATGCCCATTCTTGGTTCATAGCTTCTAAGAATGCATAATCTTCGGACAAACGGAATGCAGCGGAGTTGCCGTTCAAATCTGCCAAAGATTTATCGATTTCTGCATAAGCTTCAAGCATACCGCAAGTGTCGGTTACTTGTTTCGTTTTAGATTTGCTTGGTTTAACACCATAGTTAAGCATTCTCCATGTAGCCTCAGGCAAGCCTGTACGTACAGTTGTTTTATGACCTGTAGGCAAGTTGCCCTCTACCATTGTCATATCTTGTACGATTTCATTTGTTTGGTTCATCATTTCGATGATTTGTGCAACTGCATTGTTTGGATCTAATCTAGATTGCACATCTAAAAGTGTTGGGTTCATAGTACCGATTGTAGCCATGTATTACTCCTTTAAATCAATTACTTACTCATAGATGGGTAAAGCATTTTTGCTCGTTCTTCCTCGGAAATGTTTGTACTTCCAGCTTTACCACTATTAGAATTGTTATCTTCGCCAGCCATATTAGCGATTTGTGCGAACAGTTGAATTACCTCAACACGATTACCTAAGCCGTTTTGAGATAAGATTTCACGAATGTTTGGAATTTCCTTTTCGACTGCCTCAACACCTACAGATGCTTGCGCTACTGTTTCGTCAAACTTCGCACCCAGAACCTCTTTTGTATGTTCTGCGTATGCTGCATACTGTTTCATTTCGGCTTGTTGTCTTTGTTCCTCATAAGCGGTTACAAGGTCTGTACCATATTTAGAACCAAACTTCGCCATTTCTACTGCTTGCTCTTGTGTTGCGCCTACACCATTAAGCAATTTAGAAAACTCATTAGCGATGTTTTCATCAACTACACCACCCTCAAAGGCTGGTGCAAAGTCATATTTGATTGGTTCAGGTACGCTTTGTTGTTCCTCTTGGTTAGCACCATCAAGGTTGCCACCTAGCAATGTACCGCCATCATTCGTGTTTTGTTCTTGTGGTGTACCACTTTCCGCACTACCTGTGTTATTATTCGTGCCTTGTTCTAATTCTTCTGTCATGTGGTTTATTCACCTTTCTTTTCTAAATCGTTAAACAATTTCTGTTGTTGGATATATTCCAGTTGTGCTTGATGGTATTTCTTTACACCCTCTACACCATCACCAATACTTCCTAAATCGTTCATGTAGGATAACCCTACTTTTCGTTTCCCCTCATTGAAGAATGTTTCAGAGTTACCTGTGAACGATGGTTTCAAAATATTGGTGCGGTCTAAAAGCCTACAAAAAAACCACCTACCAAGTTCAGTACTTAGTACGTGGTTAAGTGCATCAATATCACGATCACGAATATATTCTTGTTTTGTTTTACTCATCTACACCCCCATACCCATTAACTGTTGCATTACTGGGTTTCCGTCATTGGCTGCATCTGTTGCTTGTTTAGCTGCTCCAGCCATTTGAGGTGCTAGTTGTGCCATTTGTAATGCTTGTGCTTGTTCCTCTTGCTCTTGTTGTGCTTGTTGTTGTTGCTCCATAATTTCTTTGTATTCATCATTAGAACGAATAACCCTAGCTGGTACACCAAGATTTACACCATATATGTCAGCTGCCTCTTCAAAGTTGAATTTCTGAACGATGTTAGCATTGCCCTGTGCTAATGACATTATGAAAGCATAGTACTGTTCGATATTTACCAATGAAGACATTTTCTGTGCTTGTGCTAATGGAGATATGTATTCTATCTTTACATCCATTCCGTTTAGCATTTCAGCAGTTTGTTCATCGATTGGTGGAAATATTCCAGCCCTATCTAAGATGCCATAAGTACGTTCAATGATTGGGTTTAAAAACTCACTTTGTAAGCGTTCAACTACAGGACCTAACTGTTGCATTTTCTCTTGTGTACGCTCCATAACCTCACGTGCAGTCATTTGTCCGCTATCGATGTTATCAAGCATTAAGAATAGGTCAGCGCTATAGGCACGTTTAATACTTTCAGATACGAATTGTATCTTAGCTTGTACGTTTGCAACATCAATGCCTACATTGAATATTGGTTCAACA